CAAGCGCCGGGAGCGGAAGCCGCGGTACACGTTCGACGGCGAAGGAAATTTGATCCCGGCGAAGTAAAAAATATCCCCCCATATTTTTTTTCGAAACCCGCCGCTAAAACACCGAGCGCGCCGTTTAATTTTACCCCGCAAGCGCGCGTATGGGGGGTGTAGGTGTGGGGGGTGGGGTATAGGCCGACGAAAGGGGGCGTTATTTGTGGCGACGAAGCGGGAGTACACAAAAGATCAGCGGATAAAAAAAGAGAGCAGCAGACTAAAAAAAGTCTTTAAGGACTTAGACAAAAATATGTTACAGACCGTCGAAAGCCTTATACGAACGGCGGCCTTTATGTCCGTTTCGCTGGAGGAATTACAGGAAATCATAAACGCCGAAGGCTACACGGAAGAATACCAAAACGGCGCGAACCAAACAGGGCGCAAACAGTCCGAAGCGGTAAAAACCCATATCGCTATGACGAAGAACCACGCCGTTATTATGAAGCAGCTTGCCGATCTTACGCCGCCCGAACGGAAGAAGGAAAGCAAGCTACAGGCTTTAAGGGACGAATAAATGCCGTTCCAAAACTATATTTACGAATACTATTCCCGCATAAAAAGCGGGGATATTGTGGCCGGCAAATGGGTTATTGCCGTCTATGAAATTATCGTCGAGGGGTTACAGCGCGGCGACTTCACTTACGACGCGAAGAAGGCAAACAAGGCGATCCGCTTTATTGAAAACTTTTGCCGCCATTGCGAAGGCCGCGACGACCTTTTGAAGCTGGAGTTATGGCAACGGGCGCTTGTTTCGTGTATGTTCGGGATCGTAGACGAAGACGGCTTGCGCGTGTGGCGCGAAGTCTTTATTGTAATAGGCCGGAAAAACGGAAAAACCCTTTTCGCGTCGGCGGTGATCGCCTGTATGTCTTACTTAGACGGCGAATACGGCGCGAAAATATATTGCCTTGCGCCGAAGCTGGAACAGGCGAACATAGTTTACGACAATTTCTTCCAGATGATAAAAAAAGAACCGGAATTGTCAGACCTTGCGAAGAAGCGGCGTTCGGATATTTACATAGAGGAAAGCAACACAGCCGTAAGGCCGCTTGCCTTCAACGCTAAAAAATCGGACGGCTTCAACCCGCATTTAGTAGTAAACGACGAAGTGGCAAGCTGGAGGGGCGACGGCGGCTTAAAGCAATACGAAGTTATGAAGTCCGCTTTAGGAGCGCGGCGGCAGCCCTTCATACTTTCGATCAGTACGGCGGGTTATGAGAACGACGGCATTTACGACGAATTGATGAAGCGTTCAACGGCCTTCTTAAAGGGCGGCAGTAAAGAACGCCGTTTATTGCCGTTTCTATACATGATCGACGACGTGGAAAAGTGGAACGACCTTGAAGAGCTTAAAAAAGCGAACCCGAACATGGACGTTTCCGTGTTCCCGTCCTTCTTCCGTGAGGAAATCGCCATAGCTGAAATAAGCATAAGCAAGCGCCGGGAATTCCTTGTCAAATATTGCAACGTGAAGCAAAATTCTTCGGTTGCGTGGCTGGACTACGGCTTAGTAGAGGGCGCAAGCACGAACGTGGAGCTTGAAGCCTTCCGGGGTTCTTACGGCGTAGGCGGGATCGACCTTTCGCAAACGACAGACCTTACAGCGGCAAGCCTTATCGTCGAGCGGGACGGGAAGTTATATGCGTTTTGTCAATTCTTCATGCCCGCGAACCGCCTTGAAGAAGCGCAAGCGATCGACGGCGTACCGTATGACATCTTCGTGAAGCAAGGTATTCTTAAACTGTCCGGGGAAAACCACGTCAATTATAAGGACGTTTACGACTGGTTTGTAATGCTCAAAGAAAAGTACGAAATATATGTGCTTAAAATCGGGTATGACCGTTACAGCGCACAATACCTTATTGACGATTTGAAGTCCTACGGCTTCCATACAGACGACGTTTGGCAGGGTGAAAACCTTGCCCCGGTGATCCGCGAATTCGAAGGGATCATAAAGGACGGCAATTTCTTCATAGCAAACAACAATCTACTAAAAGCCCATTTTTTGAATGTTGCGTTGAAGCACAACATGGAAACGCGGAAGTTCCGGCCTGTCAAGATAGAGCAACGTGCCCGGATCGACGGCTTTGTGTCCGTGATCGACGCTTTGACCGTCCGGCAAAAATACTTCTGTGAAGTGGGCGAAATGTTAAAGAATACGGGGTGATATTATGGGAATTTTCAACAGGGCTTCGAAAAAGCCGCAGGTCGCCGCCCTGCCTAAAGGGTTTTTTGAAATGTTCACAGGGTATACGCCCGTATGGACAAACGCGCCCGAAAACCTTTACGAAATGGAGCTTATACGGGCGGCAATTCATTCTTTTGCTTCATTTTGCAGTAAATTAAAGCCGGAAGTACGGGGAAGCGCGTACAAAAACCTTGAAAACGCGCTACAGTTCCGCATGAACCCGTATATGGACACGTCGAAGTTCCTTTACAGGCTTGCGACGATCCTTTCCGTCAACAACACCGCCTTCATAATACCGCTCGAAGCCGGGAACGTGGCGGGGTATTATCCGCTTTTGCCGCAAAATTGCGAAATCATAAAAAGCAACGGAACACTTTACTTGCGGTATACGTTCACAAACGGGCAGCGGGCGGCGATCGAGTTTGACCGCGTGGGGATTATGACACAACACCAATACGCCGACGACTTCTTCGGGTCAAACAATCACGCCTTACGCCCTACAATGCAGTTAATACATACCCATAATCAAGGTATTATTAGCGGGGTTAAAAATTCGGCTTCGATCCGCTTTCTTGCGAAGATCGCAAACATGATTAGCCCGGACGATATACGGAAAGAGCGGGAGCGGTTCACGGAAGAAAACTTGTCCGCGGATAATCAAAGCGGAATGTTGATCTATGACAATAAATTTTCCGACGTTAAGCAAGTAGAAAGCAAGCCCTTCACGGTGAACGCCGCACAAATGACACAGATCAACGAAAATGTGTTCTATTACTTCGGGACGAACGCGGCCATTATACAAAATAAATACGACGAAGAGGGGTTCAACGCCTACTACGAAGGGAAAATTGAACCGTTCGCCGTCCAGCTTTCCCTTGTTATATCAAATATGACCTACACGCCGCGGGAAATCGCCCACGGCAACGCGATATTGTTTACGGCGAACCGCCTTCAATACGCAAGCAATAATACAAAACTTCAAATGTCAACGCAATTATTCGACCGGGGCTTACTTAGCCGTAACGGGGTTATGGACGTTTGGAGCTTGCCCCACGTCGAGGACGGCGACAAGTTCTATATACGCAAGGAATACGCCGCCCTTGAAGACTTAGGAAAGGAGTTCGGGGACAATGCCGAAAATACAGGATCGGGAATACAGAGCAATGAGCCTTCCGCTGATAGCGCCGGCACAGGCGGGGCGCACGAAGAGATTTGACACGGAAAACTACGTCGAAGGCTACGCAACGACCTTCGACAGCCCCTACGTTCTTTATGAATGGGACGGGGTGAAGTATTACGAAGTGGTAGACCGGAACGCCCTTGCAAGCGCGGACGTGTCGGACGTTATCATGCAGTACGACCACGCGGGGAAAGTCCTTGCCCGGCAATCAAATAAAACGCTTGGAATTGAAGCCGATAACAAGGGGCTTTTTACTTTTGCCGACTTATCAAAAAGTCGAGCGGCGCTTGACCTTTTCGAAGAGATCAACGCCGGGCTTATTACTAAAATGTCGTGGACGTTTACCGTTGCGAAAGACGCTTACGACAAAGACACACGGACGCGAACCATATTACGGATCAAGAAGGTTTACGACGTGTCAGCGGTCAGTTATCCGGCGAACGCCGATACTGATATAGCCGCGCGTTCCTACTTCAACGGAGTGATTGAAGAAGAGAAGCGGGAGGCGTTAGCGCGGCAACGGCAATTACTCTTATTAAAAATCAAACTGGAGGTTTAACCATGAAAACATTACAGGAAATCGAAGCCCGCCTTGCGGCGATCGCTTCCGAAATCGAAAAGCGCGGCGCAGAGCTTACCGCGGAACAGCTTACAGCGCTGGAAACCGAAGTAACGGGGCTTAAAGCGGATCGCGCCGCCCTTATCGCCGCGAACGAGCAGCGCAACGCCCTTCTTACGTCCATAGCGGAAGGCCGCGAAGCCGGAAGCGCCGTTGTGCGTTCGTTCCCTTCGCCCGGTTCGCCCGGTGAGCAGAGAGCCGCCGCATCCGCTGATCCGCTGGACAGCACGGAATACCGCCGCGCATTTATGGCGCACGTCTTACGTGCCGATCCGATCCCTGCGGAGTTCCGCGCCGCCGCGCTAACCAAAACCACGGACATAGGCGCTATGATCCCTTCCACGGTGTTAAACAAGATCGTTGAAAAGCTGGAAGCCGTAGGCATGATCCTTCCGCTGGTTACGCGGACGGCCTACAAGGGCGGCGTAACGATCCCCACGTCCACGGCGCAGCCCGTTGCTACATGGGTAGCCGAAGGCGCAGGATCGGACAAGCAGAAAAAGACCACGGGTTCGATCACGTTTGCCTATCATAAGTTGCGTTGCGCCGTTGCCGTTTCGCTGGAAGTTGACACTATGGCGCTTTCGGCCTTCGAAACTACGCTTATAAACAACGTAGTGGAAGCAATGACGAAGGCGCTTGAACAGGCGATCATATCCGGCGACGGTTCGGGCAAGCCGAAGGGCATATTGACCGAAACCCCGGCCACGGATCAGTCAATCGACAGCGCCGCCCCGTCGTATAAAGACCTTATCGACGCGGAAGCGGCTTTGCCCGTGGAGTACGAAAACGGCGCGGTGTGGTGCATGAGCAAAAAGACCTTCATGCAATACTACGGCCTTACGGACGAAACCGGGCAGCCGATCGGACGCGTCAATTACGGGATCGCCGGAAAGCCGGAACGCTCATTGCTTGGCCGCCCCGTCGTTGTGTGTAACTATGTTACGTCCTTCACGTCCGGCATGGCGGCGGCAACGGTGTTCGCCTTCCTGTTTAACTTCACCGACTACGTGTTGAACACGAATTACGCTATGGGCGTAAAGCGGTACGAAGACAACGACACGGATGATCAAGTGACGAAGGCTATTATGCTGGTTGACGGGAAGACCGTTGACAAGGGTTCGCTTGTCGTCTTAAAGAAAAAGGCTTAATTGCAGACTGGAGGGGCGGCAATGCTTCAAAAAGTTAAAACAGCCTTGCGGCTGAAAAACCCGGCCTTCGACGACGAAATAGAAGGCTTAATTGCCGCCGCAAAAGCCGACTTGCGCTTAGTGGGGATCAAATGGCAAGACGAAGAGCCGTCCGCGGACGGTGAAGAGCCGAAAGCGGGCGATCCCCTTGTCGAACGGGCGGTAATTTTATATTGCAAGGGACACTTCGGCTATATAGAGGGCGGCGAACGGTATATAAAAGCCTACGACCTCTTGAAGTGTTCTTTGAGCTTTGCGGGTGATTATAATGCGCTGGAGTGACGAAATAACGCTTATCAGCGAAACGATCCCCGCCGATCCCGTGGACGCGACAGACGAAAACGGCTTCCCCGTGACGCTGGAGGGTGAGCGGGTAACGGTGTTCGCTAACAAAAAGTCCGTAGGGTTTAACGAATTCTTCACGGCAAAAACGGCGGGGTTCAACGAAGTTTTGAAGTTCGACGTTTTCACGGAAGAGTACGACGGGCAAACGCTGGCCGAACACAACGGCAAGCGGTACATGATTATAAGAACCTACATTGACCCGAATACGGGCGGCGAATATACTGAATTGACGCTTTCCGACACGTTGAAGGGCGGGGAAAGGCGGCGTTAAATGGCTGAATTTGTGGTAGCGGGCTTTGACGAATTGGAAGATATGCTTTTACAGCGTTCCGAAGACGTGCAACGGATCGCCCCGGATATGCTTAGAGCGGGCGCGAATATACTGATCGCGGCGCAAAGAGCGGAATTACAGAGGATCGCCCGCGGGGATCAGAGTATAGGGACACTTGCGAAATCTCTTACTATTGGCAATGTGAAGACCAGCAGCGACAAATTGAAGATGTACATTGCCGTGTACCCGCAGGGAAACCAGCCGCACGGAAACCCGTTAAAAAAGCGCCGCGGCTTTGTTACAAACGCGCAAGTGGGATTCGCCCTTGAATTCGGAAGTTCGGAAATGTCCCCGCGCCCGTGGGCGTGCGTTGCAACGCAAAAGAGCGCAAGCGCGATACATGACGCTATGCAAAGGGTATGGGAGGAAAAACAAAATGGATAACGAACAAGCGGGGGTTGATAGTCTTCTAAAAACTACGCTTCTTTCGCTTGGCGTTCCCGTGGAGCGTTTGCGGTACAGAGGGAAAGCGGACGTTTACATGACCTTCCAGCTTCTAACCGGGCAAGAAACCGAATTCGCGGACGACGACGCGACGGCTTACGAACATTATTACAGGCTGGATATTTTTTCAAAGGGCAGTTATACCGCCCTTCTACGGCGAACGGAAAGCGCTTTGAAGGCGGCCGGCTTCTACGGTATAACCGTTTGCGCGGAAATATACGAAGAAGCAACGAGCTTTTACCACGTTCCGATCGAATTTTACTTTATGGAGGTATGAAAACATGGCAACAGTAGGATTACGCGATCTTTATCGCGCCCCGATCACAACCGCCGCGGACGGCAAGGAAACCTACGGAACGCCCGTCAGAATGGCGAAGGCCATTGAAGCGGACTTGTCCGTAGAGGTTGCCGAAGCTGTCCTTTACGCGGACGACGGCGCGGACGAAATCGCAAAAGAGTTCGTCAGCGGCGAATTGAAACTAAAGGTAAACCCCCTTTTCCCCGCCGATCTTGCGGCGCTTTTGGGACAGATGCAAGACGACGACATGGTAGTGTATGCCGGCGAAGACGACGAACCGCCGTACTTCGCAATCGGCTTCCGGGCAAAAAAGGCGGGCGGCCAATGCAAATATTTGTGGCTGTATAAAATCAAGTTCGCTATTCCGAACGAAAAATACGCCACGAAGGGCGACAAGCTGGAATTCAATATGCCGGAGATCACGGGCAAGTTTATCAAACGCCCGGACGGGTATTGGAAAGCCGAACACGTAGCCGCGCCGGACGAAGCGGCGGCGGCGGCATGGTTTACCGCCGTGCGTGAGCCGAAGCCGACGGCTTAAAGTGTGACCGAAATTAGCACAATTTGAAGGGAGGAATGGGGAGCCCGCCGACATGGTGGGCTTCCCTCTTTTTATGAGCGCAATTAAAGACGGGCGTATGCCTATTATGCTGGACAGGGAAAGACATATGCTTTTTTCCCTTAACGTCATGGACGAAGTGGAAGACAAGATCGGCAGCATTGACAAAATATCCGACGTAATGAACGGCGAAGGCCGCATGAAGATCATAAAATGGCTTTTCACCTTGCTTTTGAACGAAGGTGCGGACGAAAGCGAAGAGCAGTTGACCGAACAGCAAGTAGGAAAGATGATCCACGGCGGCAATTTTAAGGAAATTCAACAGTCAATATACGGCGCTTTCCTTTACGGGAATAGAGGGACGACAGAGCCGCCGCCCGTAGGCGAAGCGGACAGCGACGAAGACGACGACAGCGACGAAGAGGACGAAGAGGACGAAGAGGGAAAAAACGCACAACCGGGCAGGGACGAATAGACCTTGCCCGGTTGCTTTATATCGGCGTGACCTTGTTACGCTGGCCGGAGCGGGACGTTTGGAAAATGACCCCTTATAAAATAACAACCCTCTTCAAAATTCACCGGGAATTCAACCCGGACAAATTCAAAACGGACAAGCCGGAAGGCGTGGACGATATAGACTACGCGTTAGGGGGGTTATAAGGGCATGGCAAAGGAAGGGAAAGTCAGTTCCGCGATCGTGCTGGAGGGTGAGCGGGAATATAAAGCGGCCTGTAAAGATATAACCACAAGTCTAAAACTGGTTGCTTCTGAAATGAAACTTGTTTCCGCTGAATTCGGCGCAAGCGATAAAAGTATACAGGGCTTGACCGCAAAACAAGACAATTTGAAGAAAAAACTTGAAGATCAAGCCCGGACGGTTGAAGCAGCCGAAAAAGCCTTGCAAAAGTTTAGGAATAACGGGATATTGCCGACTGATCCCGCCTTTCAAAAAATGGAAACAAACCTAAACAACGCGAAGGCCGAAATGATTAAAACGCAAAAAGAGATCGACGGCACGGAAAAAGAACTTGTCGAAGCTAAAAAAGGCGCGGAGGGGTTAGGCGAAGGCGTTAATGATATGGGTAAAAAGATGGACGACACAACAAAAAAAACGTCCGTCTTCGGTGAAGTCCTTTTAGCGTCCCTTGCCGCCGACGCGATCAAGGCTGGGCTTGCGGCCATTGTGGATGGCGTAAAGGCAATCGGCACGGCGGTTCAAACATATGTCACGGACGGCATGGCGGCGGCGACGGTTGCCGCCGAAAAGCAAACCCTTCTTACGCAAGTTATGCGTAACACAATGGACGCTACAGACGACGAAGTGCAAAGCATGATTGACCTTGCCGCGGCGCAGGCGAAAGTAGGCGTTGTATCACAGACGGCGCAAGTGTCCGCGCTGGCCGAATTAGCGTCCTTCGTCGAGCGTAAGGAAGCGCTGGAAGATATGTTGCCCGTAATGAACGACTATGCGGCGTATCAGTACGGCGCTACGGCTTCCGAAGATCAAGCCCGGAACGTGGCTACGGCTTTAGGAAAGGCCATACAAGGCAATATTGACGGGTTGGCAAAACAGGGCTTCCAGCTTACACAGTCAGAAAAAGAGTGGTTCAAAACCGCTTCCGAAGCGGAGCGTGTCAGCTTCGTTATGGATATGGTTAGCGAAAGTATGGGCGGCGTTAATGAAGCGCTTGCACAGACCGACGCGGGGAAAATGGCGAAGGTTGAGAGTATCGCAAAAGACACACAGCAGGCCGTAGGATCGCTTGCAAACACGTTCAAGGCTAAAATATTGGGCGAAATGTTGCCTTCCGTTGACAGCCTTTCCGAAGCCTTCTTAGGCTTGTTAAGCGGCAACGGATCTGTTGAAGATGTGTCCGCGGCAATAGGCGACGTAATAGACGGCATGATCGGCGTTATACAAAACACGATCCCCGAAATTGTGGAGCTTGGCAAAGAGATATTGACCGCCCTTATCGGCGGGATTGTTGACAACATAGATAAAATCATAGAGGGCGCAGGGCTGATCGTCGAAATGCTTGTCGGCGTGATCGGTGAGCTTTTACCCATGCTTGGCGAAGCAGCCTTACAAATAATTCTTGCGTTTGTGCAAGGGATAATAAGCGCCCTTCCGACGCTTCTTGAAGCCGCAGCGCAAATAATTTTAGGGTTGGCGACGGGAATTTCCGAAGCCTTGCCGACGCTTCTTCCGGTTATCGTTGAAGTGCTGGTTGCCTTAGTTCAAACGCTGATCGACAATATACCCTTGCTTATCGAAGCGGCCTTACAGCTTGTACTTGGCCTTGTGGACGGGCTTATAGCGGCGATCCCCGTTCTGATCGCGGCCATACCGACGATAATAAACCGCCTTATTACGGCGATACTGGAAAGCATACCCTTAATTATTCAAGCGGGTATTGACCTTCTTGTGGCGCTGGTGGAAGCGTTGCCGGAAATCGTAATGTCAATCGTCGAAGCAATCCCGGCGATCATAGAGGGCATTATAAACGCCCTTATGGACAATTTGCCGCTTATCATACAGGCCGGAATAGACCTTCTTATAGCCTTAGTTCAAGCGTTGCCGCAGATTATCCTAACGATCGTAAATGCGATCCCGCAAATTATAACGGGCATACTTAACGCGCTGATCGACAACATAGATAAAATCATAATGGGCGGCGTACAGCTTTTCGTAGCGCTCATTGAAAACTTGCCGACGATAATTATTGAAATCGTGAAGGCGATCCCGCAAATTGTAACGGGGATCGTAACGGCGTTTACGGGATTGATCCCGGAGCTTGCAAAGGCCGGCTTAAACCTTATTATGGGGTTGAAGGACGGTATTTTGAACGCCGCGGGCGCGGTGATCGACGCGGTGAAAAATGTTGCCGGGAATATCTTAGGTGGCATAAAGTCCTTCTTCGGCATTAAGTCCCCGTCTACGGTTATGGCCGAAGTAGGCGGCTACATGGCCGAAGGTATAGGCGTAGGCTTCGACGACAACGCGGACGGCGTGGAAAAGAGCATG